AAAAAGACTTAAAAAAGAAATTGAGTTGATTGGTGGGAAAGCATTAAAGTTTATTAGCCCAGGAGTGTCGGGTGTACCTGATAGGATTGTTTTATTACCACATGGAAGGATTGTTTTTATAGAGTTGAAAGCACCAGGTAAAAAACTAAGGGCAATGCAAGAATATAGAGCAAAGGAATTAAGAGCTTTAGGTTTTGATGTAAGAGTTATTGATTCAATTGATAAAATAAAACTGTTTATAAGTGAGGTGATAGGCAATGCAATTTAAACCACATGAATACCAGATATATGCCACTACCCATATCATAGATAATCCAGTATCAGGATTATTCTTAGATATGGGACTATGAACTAGGTAAAACAGTTACAACGTTAACAGCAATAGACGATTTATTGTTTCTTGGAGAAGTATCAAAGGTTTTAGTAATAGCACCTTTAAGAGTAGCAGAAGATACATGGAGTACTGAAGTTCAGAAATGGGACCATCTAAAGCATTTAAGAATAGCAAAAATATTAGGAACTCCAAAAGATAGAGCTAGAGCGTTAAACATGGATGCAGATATTTATGTTACTAATAGGGAAAATGTAGATTGGTTAGTAGGAGAATGTTTCGATAAGTGGTCTTTTGATATGTGTGTTATTGATGAATTATCCAGTTTTAAATCATCAAAGGCAAAAAGGTTTAGGAGCTTAAAGAAAGTAAGACCATATTTTAAAAGAATAGTAGGACTTACAGGAACACCAGCACCTAATAGTTTAATAGATTTATGGCCACAAATGTATTTACTTGATGGTGGGATACGACTAGGTAAAACTATAGGTAGCTACAGAGAACAATATTTTAAGCCTGGTAATAGAAATCAGTTTGTAGTTTATAATTGGAATTTAAAAGAAGGTGCAGAAGAAGCAATACATCAAAAAATAGGTGATATTTGTATATCAATGATGGCAAAAGATTATTTAGATATTCCTGAAAGAATAGATAATAAAATTGAACTTAGTTTACCACCTATTGCAGCTGATAGATATAAACAATTAGAAAAGGATCTTGTGTTAGAACTTGGAGAAAATGACATAACGGCATCTAATGCAGCAGTACTTACAAACAAATTATTGCAAATGTCTAATGGAGCTATCTATTCTGAGGATAAGTCAGTTGTTGAAATACATGATGAAAAATTAAAGGCATTATTTGATATTGTAGAAGCAGCAAATGGAAAACCAGTATTAATATTTTATAGCTTTAAGCATGATTTTGATAGAATAGTCAGCTTTTTAAATTCTAAAAAACTAAAAGCAGTGGGATTAAAAGAATCCAGTGATATAAAAAAATGGAACGAAGGTAAGATATCAATACTTTTAGTTCATCCAGCTTCAGCAGGACATGGTTTAAATCTTCAGTTTGGAGGAAATATTATTGTTTGGTTTGGACTTACATGGAGTTTAGAATTATATCAACAGGCAAATGCAAGATTGCATAGACAAGGACAAAAACAAGTTGTTGTAATTAACCATATAATAACTAAAGGTACAGTTGATGAAGATGTTATTAAGGCTTTAGGCAATAAAGAAATTAATCAAAATACATTGCTTGAAGCTGTTAAAGCAAGATTATATAAACATAAAGACTAGGAGGTTGATAACATGGATTATGTAAGAGAAGCTGTAGAATATTTAAAAAATTATAATAACTTAGATATAGCAAGACAAAATTTAAAAGATGAAATAGTGGAACTTAAATCAGAATTAAATTCAGTAAAGGGTATGATTTATTCAGACATGCCATCTGGAAGTAGTTCAGAGCTTCCAGATGATAAAATAATAAATAAGATGTTTAGATTATATAAAGCTAAAGAAGAGTATAGAAGCACAGTAATAGCATTAAAAAGAATGGATAAAGTGTTTGAAAAATTTGAAAAAACAAATCCATCTTTTGCAAAAATACTTAAAGCTTATTTCATAGAATATTTGGTTGAAGAAGAAATAATGAAAAGATTTAGCTATTCAGAGAGGCATTTACGAAGGTTAAAGCAAATAGCTCTAAGACATTTTGCAATACAATTATTTGGCATAAAGACATTTAGTGCATAAAAAAAGATGTCCGTTTTATGTCCGGAAATTTGACAACATATGTGCTATAATAGAGCTAAGCGAAAAATTAATAAAGCAAGAGTTAATAGCACTTGGAGCAATCTAGGTGCTATTTTTATTTTTAATAAAAGAAGGTGAGAGAGATTTGAAATTAGGAGACATATTGAGAGAACAACAGCCAGAACTATATAAATTATTTAATTGCAGGAGAGAAAATAAAAATCTCTCCTTTTCTGACTACAAAAACATGATGAAGCATAGTTCTTATAAAAGAGTTCAAGGTGCTATAAGGCAGGTGAAATAATATGCCAAGAAGTAGAGATCCAAATAGGGATAAGGCATTTGAAATTTATAAAGAGCATGAAGGTAATATAACAAATAGAGAAATTGCTAACATGCTTACTGAAAAAGAAAACACAATTAGTAATTGGAAATGTAGAGATAAATGGGATAGTAAAATTGTTTGTAGTACTACGAAAAAGGATTGTAGTACTACAAACAAGTACTACAATAAAAAAAGACCCATTGAAGATAAAAAAGAAGTAATTACTGTAGAGCCAAATCAAGTAATAGAAAATAGCAATTTAACTGAGAAACAAAGGCTTTTCGTAGCTGAATATTTGAAAGACTTTAATGCAACAAGAGCAGCTATGACGGTTGGATATAGTAAAGATACATCTTATTCTATAGGCTTCAATCTATTGAAAAAGGTTGAAGTCCAAGCAGAGATAAAAAGGCAAACAGAAGTACTATTTGACAGTATTGGGTTAACTCAACAACGAATACTAATGGAATACATGAAGATGGCACATGCAGATATAAGTGACTATCTAATTTTCGGGCAAAAGGAAATACCAGTTATTAAAAATGGCGAACAACTAATTGATGAAAATGGTCAGCCTGTAACAAAATTAATAAACTATGTAGACTTTAAAGAAAGTTCAGAAGTAGATACATCACTTATACAAGAAGTTAAGCAAGGCAAAGATGGTATAAGCATTAAGTTGTATGATAAACAGAAAGCAATGGATACACTTGCTAAATACATGAATATAATTAGTGGTGGAATACAAGTTAATATTCAGCAGAATAGTATTAATGTTACTTTAGAAGATGAAGAATAGTGTTTATATGTAGTTCATATAGAGTATACATCAAACAACCTTAGACGAACGACCTTCAAACTCGCATTGTATCTTAGTAAATATATATAAAATAGTTCGTTTATAAACTTGACTTCAAACGAACTATTAAGTATAATTAGTATAAAGATATAAGCGAGTGGAGGTTTTAAGATGAACACGTATTTTTATATTAGAGTATCGAGTAAAGACCAAAACACTATTAGACAAGAGACAAAAGCAAAAGACCATAACATACCAGTTGAGAATGTATATATAGAAAAAGTTAGCGGTAAAAACATTTCAGATAGACCAGTATTGAATAATATGATGGCTGCATTAAAGAATGGCGATAAATTAATTGTAGATAGCATAAGTAGATTTGCACGTAATACAAAGGACTTATTAAGCCTTGTGGAGCAGTTAAATAATAAAGGTGTTATATTTGTATCACTGAAAGAATCAATAGACACAACAACTCCTACTGGAATGTTTATGCTTACAGTCTTTGGAGCAGTGGCACAACTTGAACGTGATTATATTAAAGACAGACAAGCAGAAGGAATTGCAATTGCTAAAGAGCAAGGCAAGTTTAAGGGAAGAAAAGCTATTGAATACCCTAAACAATGGGATAAATATTACAAGATGATGAATGATGGTCAAATTAAAGGTGTTGAAGTGATGAAGTTATTAGACTTAAAGAAAACAACATTTTACAAATTAATAAAACAGTATGAAGAAGGTAAATAGTACCTTCTTTTTTATTATAAAAAATAAAGGGGGTGATGCCTGATGGAACCATTAAATATAAAAATATCTAAGAAAATATTCAATGAAGCTTATTTACCATACTTAGAAGATTATTCTCATAGATTCAATGTATTTTATGGCGGTGCGTAGGCTGGTAGTGGTAAATCACATTTTGTAATTCAAAAGATGGTACTCAAATATCTTAAATATCCTAATAGAAAATGTCTTGTAATTAGAAAAGTTGGAGCAACATTAAGAGATTCTATTTATGCTTTATTTAAAACAGTATTGGGCGATTGGAAGATATATGATAGATGTGAGATTAAAGATTCACTTTTAACTATAATCTTACCAAATGGCTCACAGTTCATCTTCAAGGGGTTAGATGATTCAGAGAAGATAAAATCAATAGCAAATATAGATGATATTGTAATTGAAGAATGTACCGAAATATCCTTAGATGAATTCTCACAGTTAAATTTAAGACTTAGAAGTAAAAACTTGTTTAACCAAATACATTGTATGTTTAATCCAGTTTCAAAAGCTAATTGGGTTTATGGTCACTGGTTCAGTGAAAAGGGATATGATAATTCATCAACTACAGTTCTTCATACAACTTACAAGGATAATAAATTCTTACCTGAGGACTATATTAAAGCATTGCTAGATATGAAAGAAAACAATTATGTTTATTATAAGATCTATGCAGAAGGTAAATTTTCTACACTCGATAAGCTTATATACACGAACTGGAATGTTAAAGAGTTTAATTATAAAGAACTGATAAAAGAAAACAATAAATTAAAGGCATTGTTTGCTCTTGATTTTGGTTACATCAATGATCCGTCAGCTTTTATTGCAGTATTGGCAGACAATGAAAATAAAAAGCTTTATATTTTTGATGAATTCTATGAAACAGGTTTGCTGAATGATGCCATAGCAAAGGCAATTAGAAAAAAAGGTTATCACAAAGAAGTAATTGTTGCTGATAGTGCAGAACAAAAGTCGATTGAAGAAATTAAAAGAGAAGGTATATATAGAATTAAACCAGCACGTAAGGGTAAAGACAGTATTTTAAATGGCATACAGTTCATACAACAGTTTAAAATAATAGTTCATCCTAGTTGCGTAAATGTCATTGAAGAATTTAAAAACTATACTTGGAAAAAAGATAAAAGCACAGGTGAATATATAAATACACCAATTGATAAATATAACCATTTACTGGATTCTTTACGGTATGCATGTGAGGAAATAAACACTAAGAAAGTAAGAGTAAGATTTATATGATTTGGAGGTAAACATCAACATGGTATTTGAAATAACGATATCCAAAGGTAATGATTGGGACACAATAGATGTTGAATTAGATAACGTTTCAAGTATGGAGTCCTTTTTTAGAAGGTACATGGATTGGGGAGTAAAAAGCGGTTTTGTAGAAATCGGTGAAGTAATTCTTAATATAAAAAATATAATCAAAGTTGAAGAAGCTGTAATAGGGAAAAGCCTTTATGAAACTATGGCTGAATTAGCAAAACCATCTAAATAAGTAATGGGAGGTAATAAACATGCAATTAAAATGTAAACAATGTGGAGAAATTTTATTTAACATAACAGAGCATGGATTAGTAAAGAAGATTTGTCCTAATTGTAAGACAGTAAATGAGTTTATAGTGGTCCCTGATATAAAAGATGATGACATACAGCGGCTAAGAAATAAATGGGACCAGTTGTGGAAAGGTGGCAGGAGTACAGAAGGAATTAAATTTATTAATAAGTGAGGGTTATATTATGTTTAACTTTTTTAAAAAGGAATACAAATATAAATATGGTGATAAAGTAAAAGCTATTGTTATTTATGATGATGGTTTTAGGGATAGACACGTTGAAAATTTAACTATACTTAATTCATTACCTAATAATAAAGGGTTACAGTATTTTGCACATAAAGAAAAGGAAAATCAAGTTGTGGTTATATTAGAATGTAATGTACTGGAATTATTAGAAATGGCTGATAGAGAATCAAATATAGGTATACCAAACATACCAGTTAAAATACCTATGCCAAAATGTAATCCCCCAATTCCGCCGACTACTAGATTAGTAAAAGAAGATTATTAATAAATGAGGAAAATATGTTTAACTTTAAAAAAATATAGGAAGTGAAAAACATGGTAAATAAAAAAACATGGGAAGAGTTTAGAAATAGTGGTTTGTTGTGGTTTATTAATAATATATTGCACTTATTCGGATGGGCGATAGCAGTTAAAGTTGAAGAAGACGGAAGTATTTCAAATGTTTATCCCGCAAGAGTTAAATTTAGAGGATTTGATGAAAAGAGCAATACTGATGGATATATTAAGGTTAGTCGATATTTAAAAGATAATATTGGTGATTTATTAAGAGAAAGTGAGGAATAGAAGAATGAAGGATGAAGTCGTAGAATTATTGAATGAAATAAGTGGGATGATTAAATGTTTAAGAAAATAAAAGCTTTTATACATAAGCATTTTAAAAAGGAACAGCTGCAGTATAAAGTTAATGATAAAATCCTTTGTATCTTGATTGCAGATAATGAAGAGTATCTTATAAAAGCTGAAATATGGGAAGTAAATAAAAATGGATATTTAGTAACTGATTTAAACAATATACTGGACAATAATCCTTTTAAGTTATGGTTTATTAAGTTTGATGATGTAATAGAATTAACGCACTAGGAGGTGAGAAATTGAGAAAAAATATATCAAGACCAATGGCAATAAATAATACTGGACAGCAAAAGAAATATAACGGTTACGCTTCACAGATGCTTAATATACCTCCTAATCTAAGCACAGGTGACTTCCTTAGATCATATGGTGAGATTTCGTGGCTCTATGCTTGTGTAAGTAAGATAGCACAGAATGTTGCTGACGTAGAATGGTCTGCTTATGTTACAGGTAATACCGACACTGAGGTAACAGTAAAGCAAAGTGATGCATTAGCAGTATTAAATAATCCAAATCCGTTTACTAGCAGGTATGAGTTAATGGAAATGACAGATATGTATATGTCATTATGCGGTAAATGTTTTTGGGTATTGGAACAGGATAAGGCAAGACGTAATCGTGAAATATGGTGTATAAGTCCTTTGGATATGTGGATAGTACCCGACAAAGATAATTATATAAAGGGTTATTATTATCGTAGTGGCACTGATTGTATTCCGTTTGACCCTAATCAGGTTATATTCTTCAGTATGCCGGACCCTTACAACCAATATGGTGGTGTAGGTCCAGCACAGGGTGCTAGAAATGCACTTGAAGCCGATAAGTATTCTAGTGAACATAATAGAAATTTTTTCTATAATGGAGCTAAGATAAGTGGAATATTAAATGTTGAAACTAACCTTGATGACGATAGCTGGGATAGAATGAAGGAACAGTTTGAGGATAGACACAGAGGTGTAGATAACGCACACAGGCTTGCTATCATTGAAGGAAGTAAAGCTACATTTAGTGACCTTACTATGAATATGAAGGATATGGACTTTTTTAACCTTAGAAATCAATCAAGGGATGAAATCCTAGGAACTTTTGGTGTTCATAAATCCATTTTAGGCTTAACGGATGATGTATCAAGGGCAAACGCAGAAACTGCTGAGTATGTATTCCAGAAGCATGTTATAAGACCAAGACTAAGAAGAATACAAGATAAACTTAACAATGAGTATGTGCAGCTGTTTGGTGAAAATATTCAGTTACAGTTTACAGATCCAGTACCTGAAAATAAGGAATTTCTAGTTGATGCTTTAAATCAATTGGTTAATAAATGTATTGCACCGAATGAGGGCAGACAAATATTAAACAAGATGTTTGATGATGTAAACTTAGAGCCATTACCGAATGGGGATGTGATTTACTATATTAATAATTTAGTACCTATGGGAACACCGCCGCCAACAGTACCTAATAGTAATGGTGGCAATGATAATGATGATAATGATAATGATGATAATGAAAATAATTTAGATACAGGCAAAAGCATTAAAAAAAAAATCCAAAAGTCAACTAAACTTAAGATAAAACAGCTAATACAAAAGAGTAATTCTACAAGGATACAGGAAAGAGATAAGTTGTCAAAGCCGCTTGAAGATGAATTTGGAGATACTATAACTAAATATCTTAATGCTATGCAAGATGATGTTATTAAGAAAATTGGTAATGGCAGCAAAGACCCGGTAGACTTAGATGTTTGGGGTAAAACATTACAGGCTATTGTTGAACCTTTATACACAAAAATATTTAAGACTGGTGGTAATGCTGTAGTTAATGAGTTTAAATTTATTAGTAACAGTATAAATAAAGATTTAGGTGTCAGTTTTAATCTCAAAGACCCAAATGTACAAAAGGTTATACAAAATAAAGTTATGAAAATCAAAGGCATAAACCAAACTACAAAAGACAGAGTAAAGGATGTTATTCAAGATTCTTATAATTCAGATGAAGGTTATAATATTCAAGACGTTATAGGAACACTTAAAAATGATTTCACGTTTAGTCCTCAAAGAGCTGCAACAATCGGTAGAACAGAAACACTATCTTCATTAAATCAAGCTACAATGGAAGGGTATAAACAAAATGCTGATATTATTGATGGTAAAGCATGGTTGGCAACTGATGATGATAAAACAAGAGATAGTCATGTCCAAGCTGGTGAAGATTATTCCACAGATAGTCCAATAGATGTTAATGATCAATTTAATGTTGGAGGATATGATTGTGATTGTCCAGGGGATGATGATTTACCTCCAGAAGAAGTAATTAATTGCAGGTGTTGTCTTCAACCTGTTATAAATACTGGTTCAGATGATGATGAAAATAGTGATAGTAATTCACCTAGTGAAGAAAGCAATTCAGAGGATAGTGGCTTATCAGATGATGAAAACAGTATTGATAATTCTAATAACAGTGATACAAATAGTCAAAATAATTCTGATAATGATGATACAAATAGTCAAAATAGTGGTATAATGCCTATGAACCTTCAATTATTCGCAAGAAGTTTTAAGAGTATAATTGATGAAAAAATATCAAACGGACTACTTGATGAAGAAGAAGTGAAAAAAGGTGCTTCTTACTGGAATAACTTAATAAGTGATTCAATTAAAACACCAATAGAAGAATTTAAGGTTAGCAAAGATAGATATTATCATATTATTGATGATCATGAGGAATTCTTAGAATTGGATGAAATTGATAATATATTTAATACTGTTAAAAACCCTGATGAGATTTATAAATCTCATAAAGCAAATGCGTATGTTAAAAATGCAAATGGCAGGGAATTGTTAGTAATAACGGATAATGGAGTAATAACCGCATACTATCCTAGAAAAAATTATTTAGCTAAAATTAGGAAGGGTGATTTGTTATGGGAAAACCAATAAATTATATAGTGATTGATGGTAATGTTTCTAATTGTCACCTGAATAATGTTTATAAGGGATTGGAAACTGATGGTTACGAAGCACCATATGGATATGATGTGTTAATGCATTATAATGGTAGCAGTAATGAACTTTGTTGCATTGAGATTTTAGATTTAGATTTGGTTGCAAAAGTAATAGATAATGAGGATTGTTTGCCAGATGTAGGGTTACTTGATTATGGTGATATGAAAGATAGAACGTTGCGAGAAATTTATAAATCCTTAAT